GAACTGTACCATGGGTGCTCTGACGCACAGAATCGGCTTCTGCGACGTTTTTATCAATTTGAGATATTGCAAGATGCTCGGCATTCTTAGCCTGCCTTTCAGCGGCACTAGCGGCTTTGGCAGAGTTCATGGTAGATCCAATATCACTCATACCTACAGAAGCAGCTGAAGCTCCAGATATAGAACCGCCTATACCATTAGTTGCGGCAAGAATGGGATTAAGGCCAGCTTTACGCATATCTTCTACAGCCCATTGATAGCGATGTTTATAATTTTCAACATTCCAAGCGTTAGCCTGTGCGGCATTAGCAGAATTATAATGATTCTGAACAGCAGATCCAAAAACAGAACCAGCTACGCTGCCTAAAGTATCAGAAAGCCATGACATAGCATCAACTCCTTAGAAATGGTCAACAAGGCCAGGAGTACCAAACATAGGCATAGGACGCACGGTAGTGTAACGGAAGCCTATGTCAAGCAAGAATTCAGGCTCACTAGGAACAGCGATAATGCGCTCAATAGGCGGATTTTCCGTAATGAATTCCTCATTTAGAGTAGGAGCATTGCTGAAGAACTGCGAAAGGTGCCATAAATCAAGGTTACCACCGGTTACAGAGCTACGGAATTTACCTGTGATCTGAGAAGGTTTATAGCGATACTCGGCATATCTTTCTTGATAACCAAAAACAGTAGTATCAGCTTCAGTGCCCTGGGCATAAATCTCGCGAAGTTCAATAGCCTGTTCACCAAGATGGGCGAATGTAGGCCAATAGAAGTCATAAACCGTAGAACGAAGCCACATCTTGTTAATACCCTGCTGATAAGTAAGATCGGCGCGAGCGCATACAAAGCCGAAAACATAACCATGTTCGACAAAAGACTTAGTAAAACCATGGAACTTGGCAGCAGTAACACCATAAGCAGAGAGATTGCCTTGAGGAGAGGTGCTGTCGGTTGCAGAAGTCTGAGCTATTGGATTGACGTTAATCATTTTAGTGAAAGAGCCGAGGAACTCAGGGCGCTGAAGACGAGCATCCGGAGAAACTACACCAAAGAAAGAGCGAAGCACTTCTGTATACCGGCTACCACCACGAGCAAGACGTTCGTAGAACTTTTGCATTTGGAAGGCAGTACGAAGACTGTTAATGGTAAATATACTTGAACTGTCAAGATCAGCGTAAGAATCCTTAGAAAGCCATGAAGAACCAGGTTTAGCAACAACAACAGAATTACCAGAACTGTTAACAGAGTGACCAGCTATAGCAACATCATAACCACCATTATAACTTAAAGTACCGCTTCCAGTATAAACATTATGAACACCGCCATCTCTAGAAAGCTGAGCAGCGCCTAAATCTTGATTACTCTGCGCAACAAAATATCCAGTTACAGGCGAAGGATCAACAAGAGTAGCTGTACCAGCTAAGCCTATAGATACGCCAGGACCTTTCTGCGTCCAAGGCAAAGCAGAAGTAAAATAGTCATGGCGCTTACCACGAGGAGGACAGGCAAGGCCGGGAACAATATTGGTACCTGACGAAAAAACCCAAGAAGGCTGTTCAGCAGCTCGGGCAGAATTTAGAACTTCATTGGTATCGCCTTTCTGAATCTTGACGGATTTCTGGAGGTTTTCGTCTCTAAACCATTCATTCCAAATAAGGTAAACACCGCGGAATGGAAGAGCGCTAATACCAGATATGTTATTAGCCGTATTCACAGGCAGGCCGAAATAGTCCCAAAGAGAGCCTACATAATTATTATCACTGTTAGCAGCAGCAGTAACAGTAGGGATGACATAATCAGTACTATCATCAGGGTCTTCCTGTTCAAAACAGAAATTCTGCCAGTGTTCCCAAACGAGGCGGTTTGGTACAAAAAAGAAAAACCAGTCCAGATAAATATTATCCATGATAGGCTTAATAGGAGTAGCCAAACGAGCGAAGTAATTAACAGACATACGTGTAGTATCGCCAGGCAGCACTTCATCAACGAATACAGGTATGAGCTTGCCTGAACTGAAAGTCGTCTTATAGACGTGCGAGCGATCGAATTTAGTACGCCGCATATACATTGCAGGAGCATCGCTGAAGCGATGTCCTCGAACTCTTATTTTTTTTCGGGCCAAAATTTCACCTTCTTCGAAGTGTAAACCTAATAATTAACCTAAAGCAAATTATTATTAGGTTTTAGATTATTTTTGCGTCACCTACGCCAGTTACATCAAGTAAGTAACTGGCTCGGTGACGCCTATTTTTGTGTTTCTTCATTATTTTTTTCTAAAGTGTTATTTTTTTCTTGTGTTTGTTCAATACTTACGGACTGTTGTGGTTCATCAAAGGTATGATTGCTGCCATACAGACCTTGCTGCCGGAGATATTCGAGCGTTGCAGGATCATTCAAATGGTCAATGAAATTCATAGGATCGTGACCGAATTTTGCTCGAACGTAAGCGGGCAGGCTGTAGAATTCTTCACGAACTCCGGACACAAGCTCAAGCGCTGTACTGTAGTCGCCGGGAAGCGTTGCATCTCCGAACTGCAGATAAGCGTATTGCGAACTATCGCCGAGGTCAAGAGTCATGATACCTTTCTGACCGTCTGCATACTTATTTACGATGTAGTTAATATCAGTCTCGTCTTTCTCGTCCTGTACGGTTAAAGACGGCATGGTAAACTCAATACCGCAATGGTCATGTTCTTCTACAGGATCATAAGCTGTCTTAAATTTCATAATTTCACCTCCTTTCGCAGGCGCCTAGACGCGGCGGGCGTGGCGTACAAAAAAAGGGCGATCTCAATGAGATCGTCCTTTTTCTGATACGCTCTTTATTAGATTATCATTTTGTAGAACCACAGTCAATATCCAAAACATAATCTACGGCTTTACCAACCAATACAGGAACGCAGGTTTCGTCATAATGTTCAATATAATAACGGCCATCAATATCGCCAAGGTTACCGACATAATAAAGACTAAAATCTTCAGGATACTTTTTAATAAGCATTTTATCATCGTTAACTATACCTTCAAAAGCTCGCAAAGCAAGCATGTCATTATGATAAACTTGCGGAGGGCTGAATTGCTCAGCCTTGGAATCATAAATGGAATAAAGTCTCAGCGGAACCATCTCCTTTTCTAAGTGCAACTAAATATCTGCGAATCATAAGATATAACGTAGATGAAATAATATAATAGTCATTATCAAGGCGAATAACCCTAGAATGATCAGGTTTAAGACGGTAAGCGGCATATTTGCTACCACAAAAAAGAAAATCAAAAGAAATATTACGAGCACGACAAAAGTTTTTTACAGCTTCATATTCACTAATAAGCATCACTCCTTTACTGACTTAATAATAACACAGTCATAATACCTTGTCAAGTTTTCTGCCAAGAAAATGTTTATATTTACCTTCCTGAACACGGCAGCGGTCAATCAAACGATCAAAAGTATTGTTCTCCAAGTTATGCAGCATCTTCTCGATGCGGTTATTACGAATATAGTCCATCCAGTGAGGATGTGTTTCATCAAACTTTTTATCATAATAACGAGGCGGACGCATCTTTCTGCCGTTGATAACAACATAATCGTTAGCATAGCATTCTTCGCCATGTTCTTCAAGCCAACGGGCACCGATACCGGGGCGATTAGACGCGACCATAAACTCAGGAATACGGCCTTTATAGTGAGCAGCAGCTTTACTTCCAGTCTGCTTTTTGACTATGTAACGGGCGACATAGGCAGCAGCGTCAAAACTAAACTCACCAATAAGATGAATGCCGTATTTCCAAACCTTAGCAAAACGAGCAGAAGTATAAGTGTTATAGTTATCTGTACGGAACCGAAAAACTTTGTCATCAAAATCAATATTAAACAAAATGTAATGATAATGGGGGCGACCATGAAGTTCACCGTATTCACCACAGCCGAGAAAACGAATACCGCTGCCATACTCACGACGAAGATTCTTCATGAAAGTCTGATGAAATTTCTTGCTTAAGCTTTTATCACGTGGCAAATGATAATCGTCAAAAGTGCAAGTGACGAAATAAGCAGAAGACGAAGAACGAGCTTCGTGAACAGCGCGGACAGCCCACTGTCTGCTATTTTCGAGACGGCAGCCGATGCATTGTTTACAAGAACAACGAATGAAACGGCTATCGCCAGCAAGCTCAGGGTGAGAGGCAAGGCTACCGTAAAAACTATAATGCTGTTTTCCATTTTTCGTAATCGCTCCTTCAACTGGGTACATAAGAATAGGATTATAACAAACCATATCAATCACCTGTACCGATTGTATCAGGATTAAGTCAGAATGTCAAATCCTAAATCCACCTCGTCCTACTCTTTTAAAATTTCTACGACGAGATCTGGAGGTACGCCGAAAAAGACGGCGAGAACCTCGTTTAGATAAGCGAAGTCGCCTCATTTAGCATCCCTCCAAGAACCGAAAAAACGGCTAGTTTTTTTAGAATCATTCTTATTAGCAACTGGCTCAACAAGTTGCGCAACATCGGTTTGAAAGTCCGAGGCAACTTTTTTGGCAGTAACAGTATTCGAAGAAGCTCTACCTTTAAGAGCTTCGATCAGATCTACAACTTCCTGAATAAAGGGAACAACAACAGAAACAATAAAAGTCAAAATCATAGTAGTTTTGTTAGACATAAAATTTATCTCCTTCCAAAATAGCGACCTCCGAAGAAACCTATAACATTTTTGATTGCAGAACCAACACCACTAGCAAAAGACCTAGGAGCACCTGTAAGACCTTCAATATTTTTATAGAAATCACGTTCCATAGCTGCCATTTCAGTTTGAATATTATCAAGAGCGGCAGCAGAATTAGCCTTATTAGCAGAAGCAATATTGTTCAGAACACCAGAGCTAAGGTAAGAGCCCTGAAGACGAAGGTTTTCAAGCTCCAAATTCATCCTTTCAAGTTCGTAACCAAGACGCTTTTCATAAGTCTGCTCACGAAGATTCAAATCGTTTGCAAGAATACCATTCTGAAGAACTGTACCATGGGTGCTCTGACGCACAGAATCGGCTTCTGCGACGTTTTTATCAATTTGAGATATTGCAAGATGCTCGGCATTCTTAGCCTGCCTTTCAGCGGCACTAGCGGCTTTGGCAGAGTTCATGGTAGATCCAATATCACTCATACCTACAGAAGCAGCTGAAGATCCAGATATAGAACCGCCTATACCATTAGTTGCGGCAAGAATAGGATTAAGACCAGCCTTGCGCATATCTTCTACGGCCCATTGATAACGATGCTTATAGTTTTCAACGTTCCACGCGTTAGCCTGTGCGGCATTAGCAGAATTGTAATGATTCTGAACTGCAGATCCTAATACAGAACCAGCAACACTGCCTAATGTATTAGAAAGCCATGACATAAAACCAACTCCTTCTAGAAATGATCAACAAGGCCGGGCGTACCAAACATAGGCATAGGACGCACAGTAGTGTAACGGAAGCCTATATCAAGCAAGAATTCAGGCTCACTGGGAACAGCAATAATACGCTCAATAGGTGGATTTTCAATAATAAACTCTTCGTTGAGAGTCGGGGCATTATTAAAGAACTGGGACAAATGCCACTTATCCAAAGAACCATTAACTACAGAGCTACGGAACTTGCCTGTAATCTGCGAAGGTTTATAGCGGTATTCGGCATAGCGTTCCTGATAGCCGAAAACAGTAGTATCAGCTTCGGCACCTTGAGCATAAATCTCACGAAGCTCAATAGCCTGTTCACCAAGATGAGCGAATGTAGGCCAATAAAAATCATAAACAGTAGAGCGAAGCCACATCTTGTTAATACCTTGCTGGTAAGTAAGATCGGCACGAGCACATACAAAACCAAAAATATAGCCATGCTCAACGAAAGATTTAGTGAAACCATGGAACTTAGCGGCAGTAACACCATAAGCAGAGAGATTGCCTTGAGGAGAGGTGGTATCGGTTGCAGAAGTCTGAGCTATTGGATTAACATTTACCATTTTAGTGAAAGAACCGAGAAATTCCGGACGCTGAAGACGAGCATCAGGAGAAACTACACCAAAGAAAGAGCGAAGCACTTCTGTATACCGACTACCACCGCGAGCAAGACGTTCGTAGAACTTTTGCATTTGGAAGGCAGTACGAAGACTGTTAATGGTAAATATACTTGAACTATCAAGATCAGCGTAAGAATCCTTAGAAAGCCAAGAAGAACCAGGTTGGGCAGTAACAGTAGCCGCACCAGGACCGTTAACAGAGTGACCAGCTATAGAAACACTATAACCACCTTGATAATTTAAAGTACCACTTCCAGTATAAACATCATGAACACCGCCATCTTTAGAAAGCTGAGCAGCACCTAAACTATTATTCGATTGCTGAACGAAATAGCCTGAAACAGGCGAAGGATCAACTAATGTAGCGGTACCGGCAAGGCCTATAGATACACCAGGTCCCTTCTGCGTCCAAGGCAGAGCAGAAGTAAAGTAATCATGACGCTTACCACGAGGCGGACAGGCTAAGCCGGGAACAATAGAAGTACCTGATGTGAAAACCCAGGAAGGCTGCTCAGCAGATCGAGCAGAGTTTAAAACTTCGTTGGCATCGCCTTTCTGAATCTTGACGGATTTCTGGAGGTTTTCATCTCGAAACCATTCGTTAAAAATGAGGTATACACCACGAAATGGAAGAGCGCTAATACCAGATAAATTACCAGACGTATTCACGGGCAAGCCGAAATAGTCCCAAAGAGAGCCTAAATAAGCATTATCAGAGTTACCAGTAGCAGTAACAGTAGGGATGACATAATCAGTGCTATCATCAGGATCTTCCTGCTCAAAACAGAAATTCTGCCAATGTTCCCAAACGAGGCGATTTGGAACAAAAAAGAAAAACCAGTCCAGATAAATATTATCCATGATAGGCTTAATAGGAGTAGCCAAACGAGCGAAATAATTAACAGACATACGAGTAGTATCGCCAGGCAAAACCTCGTCAACAAATACAGGTATGAGCTTACCTGAATCAAACGTTGTCTTATAAACATGAGAACGGTCAAACTTAGTCCTTTTCATGTACATTGCAGGAGCATCGCTGAAGCGATGTCCTCGAACTCTTATTTTTTTTCGAGCCAAAATTTCACCTTCTTCGAAGTGTAAACCTAATAATTAAACTAAAGCAAATTATTATTAGGTTTTAGATTATTTTTGCGTCACCTACGCCAGTTACATCAAGTAAGTAACTGGCTTCGGTGACGCCTATTTTTGTGTTTCTTCATTATTTTGTTCTGAAGTGTTACTTTTTTCTTGT